CCGCATACTCCAAACAAATGCTTCACTGCTTCTATCATACCGTAAAGATACGAAGAATAGTTCAGTAAAGCAAGAAAAAGTTACTTTGTTTTGTGTTTGTCGATCTTATCTAGGATCGCTGCTAAAGCTTCATTCTTAATAAAGCCGGATTGTTCTGCATTCTTCAATGCACTGATTACCTGGAATACTATTAAAGGTATCAAGATCGTTTCTGATAACCAGGATGTTCCTTTGAAACCCGCTTCAACCATTATTAAGGCTGTTAAGGTTATGATCCAGGCAGTTAATGTTTTTAGTATTCTGATTGCTTTATAAGTCTTAAAGCCTTCTCTTTTAGTTCCGGCAATAACTCCGAAAAAACCATCCATGAATATTACTGCAACAACAGCAAGGTACTGCTCTGAGTTTTCCATTGCTAGATTAAAGAAGTAACTGCATATAAAACCAAATGCTGCTGATGTTACAAGTAGTGTGCTTTTCATAGGATTTCTAACATATTACTTTAGTAGGTTATAGTATTCTTTGAAGTGTTTAATTCTGTCAGCAAGACCGATTGTACCTCCATTAACCCTTCTAGTTACTGCGGTTACAGTAGCATCATCTGCTCCTTTATCACAAATAGACCAGAGGCTATTTTTATTAAAAAACCAAGCAGCAGACATTAGCGGGTATTTAGTAGCAACTAAGTCTGGATTAGCTAGAATATCTTCATCCACAAATTTATCAAAAGCTGTATAGTTATCCTTACCTGTCAATTGAATATACCCTCTGCCTCTAAATTTAAATCCTTCTTTAGTAGCTTCCGGACCGTTACCCATTCTACCTCCATAAACTTTAGAGGCAATCATTTCAGGTTTACGCTCGTATTGAGCCGCTGTAGCAGCATTAAAGTATTTAGGGAAAGTACCTAATAAGCCCTTAGCACCGTAATTCAAATTTTCAGTTACTGCTTTAAACCCACCTGATTCATGACCGCACTGGGCTAAGAAGTGAGCTAGTCTTAAAGGTGTTGTTATATTAAATTTTGCAGCAGTGTCAGTAATCTGAGCAAGTACTTCATCGGGAACATGTCCCTTTAAATTGTCGAGCTTGAAGGAACTAGTTGTTGTAGAAACTGCAGGGGTTGCCTGAACGGTATCTGGAGTTGTCCCGAACATCTTATTCCATGTTCCGTCTCCTACTATACCGTCAGCAGTTAAGCCATTGGCTGCTTGCCATGCTTTAACCGCTTCTTCTGTCTTGGGGCCGAAGTTTCCTACCGGCTCAACACCTAATTTAACTTGAAGCTTTTTAACGTTGTCGTTATTGTCTCCTCTTTTTAGCAACATATTTATCCTTCTTCTTCTGGGCTTTGGTTATCTTTTTTCTTGTTAATCCACTTATCCACAGACGCAATTCCAAACGATCCTAAAACCATTACCATAAATCCGTCAAAGATAATCTTGTTGACAACAAACTCTTTACCTGCATAGCCGGTAATAATGTCTATTAAGAATGCTATACAAAGCATCAAGAATGCAACGAAGCCTACAACGCTTTTTTCGTTGATGCTATTATTATCGTCAAATAATTGTTTAAAAAAATTTTTCATGTATTTAATCTTAGTTTATTTTTTTATTATATATGTACAGTATAAAGTTTTCTATATCGTAATCACCACCCTCCTTAATATATTTTTCATATGCTTCTTTAATCTCAACCACATACTCAACTTTTCCTTCTTCCTGCTCAACCGTACTAGTATCAACCCCACTTTCAATCATTCGGGCTGAAAATATTTCTACTTTTTGTTGGGCTATTTCTACTTCATGCTCTACTTCTTCAATATGTGATACAACCTCACTAACAGCTTTTTCTTGAGCTTTAGCAGCAACTTTAATCACAGTACTTGCTTTAGACATACTCTGGTTACTTTTGTTAATAAGCATATCTAATTCATCTATTTCCTTTGGTTTTTGAGCTGTAGCAAAAGATACCATATCAAATAAAGCAATACTTGTTAAAAGTAGTATTAATTTATCCAATGTTATTTTCATAATTTTATTTTGGGATCTTACCTAAGGTGGACAATACTTCAAGTTTAGTAGTTGCAGATGCTAAAGAAGAATCTGATTTCTTTAACTGAAGGAGGCATTTATCAATTTTATTCTCTAGTAATACTATTTTAGCAGTATGGGTTTCTATCTGAGACTGATAATTCATTTTATTATCTAACCACAAATATGCAACAACTACAAGTAGTAAAAATTGGACTGCTTTCCAGGGGTCTTTAGAGAATTGTTCAAAAGTAATAGGTAGTTTCATAGTTTTGTTTCTTTGTGCGAAAAAACCATTGTTAACAACCTTATTTGATAATACATATGTAACCTAACTGTAAAGTTCATAGAGATTGCTAGTATACTCTATTTAATTTTTACCTTCCCTGTTACTTTGAGGATCTACTCGTCGGGATGAGTTCTGAACTATTAGAACTGCTGCTACTAAAGGACCAACTGATACGCTTAGTATCACTACTATCTGTAATACTACTTCCATCACTATCGGGGTTTGTGGTTACTTCTAGAGGTTTCATACCTGGTAGTATTGTACTTGGTTTTGGTTTTAGGGTAAAAAGGAGTTTACTGTATCTTTAACTTTCTTCCACAATCTCATCTTCATTACTAACAGGAATGGCCATACTGACATGAATAGGGTGGTTAGTATTTTTACTTTTATTTTTTCTAGTAGTAAGCTTTCTGTTGATTGTTTTTGTTTCATCTAGATAGTTAGGGGTAATTGATTCGGTTATAAATAGAAAAAGGCCTGTATTAACAGGCCCTTTCTTAAACTTTTTCAATGAAGTTTATTTTACTTCACAAGCACCGCCGGCACAGGCCGCTTCTGCTGCTAAATCAGTCATATCTTCCATCTCAACTACTTTACTTAGGTCTATTTCCTTTAGTGTTTGCATTAATGCTTCATACTCTTCCTTAGAACAGTCAGTAAAGGGAGCTTGAACGTAAGTATGTCCATCGTAAGGTAATACTGAAAGTCCATTATAAAACTTTCTATTCTCCCACATCCACTCACCAACTGTATCCCATTCATCGTTTTTAATTGAGATTGTAGCAGAGACGTTGTGAGTATTGTTTCCTTTACGGTGACCGGGTTTAATCCATTCCTTAGTTACTTTCTTCACTCTCTCTAAAAGATCAAAAGGTGATTCTGTTCTTAGAATAGCTCCTTCGGGTGCTTTTTGAGGTACTGTAATGATTGCAGTATCGTGAGGACGGAACTCATCGTCTTCTAACAATTCTGGATGGTAGATGCTCAAGTAAGTATAGATTGCTTCGTTCTTACCTACACGCACTCTTCTTAAGTAGTAGTCGTTATGCCATGCATGAATTCCACTAGAAGTACCAAGTGTTAGAGAGGTTGTGCCTGCAGGCTTAACTGTAGTACATCTAGCAGCACTGTTGATGCCTAGAATACTAGCAACCCTTTCATTCTCTTCTTTTACAATCTCAGCTGCTTCTGACATATCGTAGTTCAATACAGCACCTGATCCAATACCGGTCATTGATACTCCGATCAAAGCTTCTTTCTCTGTAGTGCGTTTCCAAACTTCTCTCAAGTAATGGAAGTCAGAATAACCTGCCTGCAAAGTTCCTACTAATGCGGCTGCCTTAACTCTGTTATTAAAATCTTCTTGAGACTCGATATCAGAAACATTTACTTCACATAGGTTACAGAACTGGAAAGGACGTAAAGCAATTTCACAGCATGGGTTAGTTCCCCACTCTAAGTTATTAGTAAAGTAGATTCCTGGTTCACCTGCTCCTGAATTCTCGATTCTCTTCCAGATATCTAAGAACTGTTCTTTCTCAGTTGTTGCTCTCAAAAGAACTGCTGAGTTGTTAGCTCTTCCACGCTGAGGATTCAATTCCCACCAAGCACCTGATTTACAAGCAATCATTTCATCATCTTCGGCAGAGAACAAAGAGATCAAAGCTGCTCTTCTAATACCGCCTGCCAATACTGCATCAGCAATATGACAAACCATATCATGAACTTCGATTGTACTCAAACGTTGACCATTCTCTTTTGATTCGAGTATACCTTGTAACTTAGTAAGACACTCTCTCAAAGGAGCTGGTCCGGGTGCTTTACCGCCGGCAGTAACCAATCTTGCACCTTTAGGTCTGATATCAGAAAAATCAAATAAGATAGTTGAGGTTCCTCTGAAGTAAGACTTTACCAATACTTTAACTGCATCAGCCCATCCTTCGATTGAATCACCAACTAAGAATCTTTTGATCCTGTTAGGGTTAGGCTTCTTAATTTCAGGTAGCTTTTCGATATGCTCGTACTGAACTGAATAACCTACTCCTGTTCCACCTAAAAGCAAGAACATTACTTCACCAAATGCTCTCCAATCATCGATTGGTAAGAAAGCACAGTTGTAGATACGGGCAGGATTTACCTCAATAGGACGTCCGGCAAATTGCATAGAACGCATTGA